GAACCTTTTTTAGGCGAACCTTTTTTAGATGGAGTTTTTTTAACTAGTTCTTCATATGATTCTTCATTATGATCAATCTCTTCTTTTTCGTTAGGTGATTTTTCTGTTTCGTTAAGTAATTTTTCTGTTTCATAAGGTAATTTTTCTTTTTCATTAAGCAAACTATTTTCAGGCAATCCTAATTTAGACGACCCTTTTCTAGGCGACCCTTTTCTAGGCGACCCTTTTCTAGGCGACCCTTTTTTAGGTGACACTAATTTAGGTGACACTAATTTAGGCGACCCTTTTCTAGGCGACCCTTTTCTAGGCGACCCTTTTCTAGGCGACCCTATTTTAACTAGTTCATTGTGTGATTCTTCATTACGATCATTTTCTTCTTTTTCATTAAGCAAATTATTTTTAGGTGACCCTTTTTTAGACGATTCTGATTTAGGTGACCCTTTTTTAGACGATTCTGATTTAGGTGACCCTTTTTTAGACGATTCTGATTTAGGTGACCCTTTTTTAGACGATTCTGATTTAGGTGACCCTTTTTTAGGTGACGCTTTCTTAGCTGCTGCTTTCTTATCAGCTGCTGCTTTCTTAGCAGCTTTCTTAGCAGCAGCTGCTTTTTTAGCAGCTTCTTTCTTGGCAGCAGCTGCTTTTTTAGCAGCTTCTTTCTTAGCTGCTTTCTTAGCAGCTTTTTTTGCAATATCTTTACTTTTTGATATAGGTGATTGACCTCCTTTAATAACATCACTAATATCAGTATCACTATCAGAAAAATCTAAATTTAGATTATGTAATATATTATTAAAAAAAGTATGATTTTGTAAATTATCTAAATAATTATTATTCATTATTAAATATTTAGATATTTTTTTATAGTTTAATTATTCTAAGCTATGCTGAAGTGCTTCATCTAATGTTTTAATAAGCGTAACATTAAAATTATCATCCAGTAATTGCGGATTACGTTCTTTTACCTTTTCAAGATGAATTGCATTCTCATATGGAACTAATGCATGGCGTACACCAGCCTTTTTAGCTCCAACCAATTTTTCTTCAAGCCCCCCAATTGCAGTTACATGTCCTTCAAAATTAATCTCACCTGTAATTGCTAGATATGGTTTAATTGGTTTATTTGTTAACATTGAATATAATGCAACTGATAGAGCAGTACCTGCTGATGGACCATCTTTAGGAATAGCACCTTCAGGAAAATGAATATGAAATCCTTTTGGCTTGGTTTTCCATTTAAGTGAATAATCAGACTGTAGATCACTGTCAATATGATTCCATGCTAATGTAGTTGCAACTGATGCACTTTCTTTAATAACCTTTTTAAGATTACCTGTTAGTTTAGGAACAAGAGGTTCTCGTGTAGGTGTCCATAATATTTGAATTGGCAAAACACCACCAACACCAAGAGAACCTGCATATAAACCATTAATAAATCCTACTTTTGCATTAGTTGGAATAGTTTCAGGAACAATTGGAATCTTTAATTTCAAAAATAATTTGACATATTTACTTTTTACGGTCATGGGAAATGATACTTTTTTACCAAATAATTCTGTTTCTTCAATTTTATTAAGATTAATCTCTCGAACAATACTATATAATAATGTTTTTAATTTACGCACACCACCTTCTCTTGTATATTTATTGATAATTTTACTAATATTTTTATCACTAAAAACAATATCAGTTGATATCAGACCCATCTCTTTCATAATATTGGGTAGTAAATAATTTTGAGCAATATGAATTTTCTGAGGTGTCATTAAGTATTTAGTTTCAATTGCCATAATACGATCTAGTAGAATTGGATTAACACGTGAAATATCATTAAAACTAAAAATAATAGTTGCTCTTGATAGATCAATATCAATACCATGAAAATATTTATCTCTAAAATGAGTATTTTGAACTGGATCTGTTAAATGTACTAGAATATTTGTAATCTCATCGCCTTTGGGTGTTTGAGAAATCTTATCAAGTTCATCGAAATAAATAATTGGATCCATACAACCACTTGTAATTAAACCATTTGCAATACGACCATAAATAGATCCTTCATATGTATAAGAATGGCCTTCTAAAAATGAAGCATCTGTAGCACCGCCTAATGAAATAAAAATAAATGGTTTATTCATTGCTTTTGCAATACCTTCTTTAATTAGGGTTGTTTTACCATTTCCAGGTGGCCCCCATAATCCAATAATATTACCTTTACATTCACTATTACCAATTTGTTGAGCCATCATTTGAACAATTTGATGTTTTGCATCATTATGACCCCATACAGCAGCATCCATGATAGTTCTTAGATTTTTAATAAAATGTTTAATATCTTCTGCACTATCCATTGCTTTAACATCAATACCTTTATATTTACCAAATGGTAGCAGCATAACATTTTCAAACCATGTACGTAACTTATTATCAGGAAAATGAGAATTTAGAAGAGTAATATAATTTTTTATGATATGATTTTTTTGATCAGTAGGAATGGGATATGACATAATTCTAAAAAGATTAGGTGTATCAACATTATGATAACTACCAATTTCTTTTAATTTAAGGAATGTTTTATTTTTTTCACGTGGAGATAATTTAGAATAATATTGCAAAATATCTTTCTCATCAGTTTGAGTACCACCTAATTTAAACATTTCATTAATAAAATCATTTGGTTTTCTATTTGTAACTTTCTGTTTTTTATCTCTTTTTGTAATATTATGTTTAACTGGCGATATTTTATCAAGTAAATCAGTTTCATCGGGAACATAGTCCGAATCATCTTCATCATCAAAATCATCATCTGTTACATCATCATTGCTATAAGTATGCATAGTTGATTTTGTTGGTGGTTTCTTATTAAGAGGATTAGATTTTAGTAAAATTTCCATTAATGTAGTAAAGGGAATAGTAGTAATAGTTTGTCTCATTTTAATAGGTTTATCATTTTTATTAATTTTATCTTTATAGTCTTGTAAATATGATTTAAAATCAGTTGTCGTACTAGAACTAATATATTCATCCATAATGTGAATAATAACACTATATAATGCCATATCATAAAATTTTTGTTCACTATCACTTTCACCTGAAATCATGTCTTTCTTTTTCTTATAATCAGTAATAGTATGAATAATAAATTCATTTAATACTATAGATGGAACATTTGCTATAGTACTTTCAATAGTATTAATGGATGTATTATAAATTAGTCGTTCAATATCATCAGGATTATTTTTACGTTTTTTGGTACGATCATTAATATAGGTAATATAATTTGTTAAGTCGCTTGTATTAATCATTATTAATATATAAAAAAATCTATTTAAATATTAATAAAATCAATTTTTTAGACAATTTGCTAATTTTGTCAATTTATAATTAATCTTATTAATAGGTAAATGATATTTTGTTACTAAAATATTACATAATTTATCATATTGTGGCTCTTGTAGATTTAATGTATAGTTCTTATTTTTAATAGTTGAATTAATAAAATAATCTTTCGCATCGATATATTCTTTTTTATCTATTAATGAATTTTTCATATTTTTACTCATATATGATTTATATATATCCATATTTGTTATATTATTGCTAATCGGACAATAATCGCATCCAAAATATATACATAGTTCAACAAATTCTTCATATGTAATATGTAAGTTATCTAATATATCAATTAGATTGATTTCAATAAGAGGTTTATTATAAGATAAAACATTTTTAATAATCTTTGGTGCACCAAATGTTAAAATATCCATATCTTCTGTAAATACAGCATGAACTAAATTATTTTTACATAAATATGCTAGTTCAGAATCAGCTTCTTCAATTGCATTTATATATGGAATTCCCATCAAATCTAATAATTCACGACAATCATCCATTTGTTCGCGCGTGATTGTAACACATCGTTTGAAATATCTAATTCGATCTTGTTCATTGTGTGCATTATTATACATTTCAAGTGCTTTTATTTTATTATCACGCCTAGCATTTAATGTATTTTTTTTAAGTGTAGGTGGTTTACCATCAAAAACATACACAGGAATAAGACCATATTCTAATAATAATAATGTTTTATTAAGTAAACCGATAATATGTGATATAACCATATTATTTCTATTTTTAATATCATATCCTGATTGCCGCATTGCTATAACAGATTGATATAATAATATTGATATATCAATTGCAATCTTCTTTCCTTTATATTCTGATATATTTTTTACTTTAATAATATTTGGAAAATTATATAAAAATTTTAGTAAATTCTTTATGCCCATACTGGTATATATTATATTATTGTTTAATCTTTATTTAATATTTTAAAATATCTAAATTAATATAATGAATGTAAAAATTGTATATCCAATAAATGCACCATTATATGGCGATAATTTTCAAGAAGCAGTAAAGAACTTTGTTAAACTAAACTATAATATGGGTCTTGCTAATTTATTAGTATCAGATCAAGATAAAAGATTTCAAGTAAATCTACGGTATTATACTGAAGATATAAGAAATCGTGTTGGTTTTGATGTTATACCTGTTAGCAATAATGTTGTTAAATTAAATATACCATTAATGGTAAGCACAAATATAAATGATTATACCTTTTATAATCCCTATGCACCTAATAATGCAATGGGTATTCCATATGTTAGAGGGCACCCATTTTTCCCATAAATAAAAATAATTGATTTATTTATATATAAAACTACAAATTATATATATATTAATGGAAAAGAGAATATGTTTTATTCATACTGATACTAATAATTTACATAAAACAAATGATGATGTTACAAAAAAAAATTTATACAAATTTGCTCGCTTAGTAAAATTAAACTATGAAATTGGTCAAATTGTAAATAACAAATTTGTAACTGAAAAAAAAGTTAATCAAATTATAAAACCTCGTTGTATGTATATATCACAAGAATTAACAAATATTCATGGTATATCACACGCTGATGCGGAAGAAAAAGGTATTGATCCTGAAATTGTTATAAATGAATTTAAAAATGATATTAAAAAAATTAATATTATAATTAGTCATAACGTTGATTTTCACTTGAGAACTTTAATTGCAGAATCATTACGCTATAATATAATGATTGATTATAACAAATATATTATAATTGATACAATATCATTTGTTCATAATTATAATTTTATTAAATTGAAAGACTTGGCTAAAATATTATTTAAAAAAGAAAATAAAACTAATGATAATTTAAAACTTATTAAAAAAGTATTTTTCAATTTATATTCACAATATTGTCAAACTTAAATTAGCGTTGCTAATTTAGTTTAATAATACTTATTTCTTATTGTCAAACTTAAATTAGCGTTGCTAATTTAGTTTAATAATACTTATTTCTTATTGTCAAACTTAAATTAGCGTTGCTAATTTAGTTTAATAATACTTATTTCTTATTGTCAAACTTAAATTAGCTTAACATTGTCTTTTTTGTAATCATTCCGTAGTTGTCTTAATTTATCATAACGTAAATGTCTTAATTCATCATCTCGATGTTTTTGTTCTGCAATTTCGTTTTTAATATTACTAATTCTTTTATATAAATCATATCCAGTTTGATTTATACGATTCGTTTCTGGTGCAGGAATAGCTGCTAACTTTGAAATCCATTCTGATTTTTGCTGCGAACATTCCATATATATTTTAATTCCATAAAATGTACAAATTATACTTAATATTATAATTACAATACCAATATAATTTATTGCTGTCCATTTTGTAACATTTGGGTTTGCTTGTTTTTTATCAGGTTTTGTAGTTATCATTATAATACCAATAATAATACCAATTATACCTAGTATTAGATATGCATAGCATGAAAAAAACATATCACCCATTGGTGTTATTGATGTAAAATTATTTGCTACTGTTCCGCAACATTTCATAAAAGTATTAGATAAATCATTTAATACCGATTGAACTTCACTCATATATATAAATTTAGAATAATTTATTTATTATACTAAATTTATTTTTAGATATTATATTATCAGATGTGTCTATTTTTTCTTTCCATGTATAAGGCAATGGATCACGACATGTTAAATCAGACCAAATCATTTTATATTTAACACATTCACTTTTACTCATATAATCAACACATTCATGATTTGCATTACGACACGAACCTATTAATTTTTCTTTAGAATCAGTAACTGTATTATTACAATTATTATTATCCCAGCCATTTTCACCATCAACAAGTAATTGTGTATTATTATCTAAATTATATAATAACGGATTACATTCATTTTTAATCTCATATATATATTTAAAATTTCCATCGTACATATTATATATATTTTTTGGTTTATCTTCAATATACTGATTTTTAACTAAACAACATTTTTTCGATCTATTGATAGCTGACATGGAATCTAAATTATCATTTGGCGATATAGTAGATGTTGGTATTTTATCTAAAACTTTAAATTGAATAAATGAAATATTCTCATCAATATCTGTTTTTACAAGAGGGGGCATATTTGGTAGATTAATAAATTCTTCCTTTTTAAGATGATTTATTAGTAAATTACTTATCATATTAATTAATATAAAGATTATTATCATAATAAAATATTTAGTTTTTTGATTAAAAAACTAATTTTTAAATATTTTTCTAAGTATTATAATAATGTTATCATATAAAGAAAAATTTTTTAAATATAAAAATAAATATATTAATCTAAAAAATCAAATCGGTGGTAAAAACAATATATATATAGATATATTTGAATATGTTTTTAACGACATTGATAATTCACAGATATTTAATAAATATAAACAATATTATAAAGATAATATTTTACAATTAACAAAAGAAAATAGTTCTCTGGAACGAATATTATATAATATAACAGGTGCAGAAACAATTTATAATTTATTTAAGGATGCTATAAATACTAAATGTCAATTTAGAGAAGGTAATAACTTAAAATGGATTGATCTAGATAACCCTAAAAAATTTATAGATGCATATGAGACATTATATAAAATTTTTTCAGCAATGAAAGATCAGATTAATCTGACTATTAAGACAACACAAG